CTTGACTCATGATGATGCCGTGTAATCAATTGTGATATAGTCACCATTCACTGGTGTGAACGTCAATGTGAATGTTGTACTAGTGGTTTCTGAATAGGTCACATCTTTGACTTGTCGCACACCATTGTGGTACACGCGTAAGGTATTTGTTTCATAGTCTTCTGGAACGGTGAACACTTGATTGACTCCATTCACTTGACTTGTAAGATTTGCCTTCTTCATCTCTTCACCATCTCCAGAAATTGAAACTGTGAAAACAAAGCCCATAAATCACCTTCTCTTTCCAAATTTGGACATCCATGCTTGCCGAATAGCATCCGCATTCTGGTTATAGTAGTTTTGATCAGTCATAGCGCGATCAAGAATGGTCTTCTGGTCTGGTGCTTTGACTGCTCCCTTGTTCACATTTGGAGGTGTGGCCGCTTGATTCAATTGCTGGAGGGATTGCATCTGCATCAGGTTGATCATATCGGCTTGATTTGATGCTTCTGGAGGTGCTTCACCAGCTTCTGGAGGTTCTGAAGGTGACAAGCTTTGAAGATGGTGTTGAATCGATATTGGAGCTTCATCAATGTTGTTTATGTGGTTCTGTAACCAGTCCGATAACACTGGCCGATCTTTCTGGTCTTTGGTGGATTTATCGTACTGCCATTCCAGCAAATCAATCACATCTTGATTGGTGATCCCCAACTGTGAAATTGACTGGTATCTTGAAAACTTGCTTTCGCTTTTCTTGAGTTGATCACGAAGATCTGAAACTTGATTTGACAACACATCAAAGCTTGCTTGCTTGCTTTCAAAATCTTTGATTTGCTTTTCAAGTTCGCTTGATCTGGACTCTGCTTCATTGGCTCTTTGTGCAACTTTTGAAACCCTTTCTTTGATGATGGTTTCAACACTTGATTTCAAGATATAAATCTTTCCTTCATGTTCTATTTCGTTCATTGGTCTTCCTTGTTTTGGGTTACATGTATTCCGCTTTGTCGCGTCTTATTTTCAATAGTTGTTCTTTCGCTTCATCTTCATCAAGATCAGGATTCATAATCATGATTGCATCTACTGGAGACAGCAACCCTGCGTTCATGCGCTGAATGGTGTCTTCTCTTATAGCCTTCATCTCTTCTGGTGACATGGCAATCTGTTGATACTGAACTCTATATCCTTGTTCTGGAAGATTTGTATTCAGAAATCGATTGGTCAATTTGGCTGTTTTGGCTAATAGGTCTTCATCAACTCTTCTGAATACTGGTGCATACCGCTTCTGCATTTCACGCATTCCGGACCGTGAAACAGAAATAGCATAGCCCGATCGCGGATCTCCAGACTGCTTCATGATATCGGCACTGATACCAGCTGAAGCGGCAATTCTGGATTCATATGCTGATATCGATTCCATCATCTTCTGCGGGTCTGCTGAAGGTTCAAATGTTCCAATCATGGGTTGACTGTTCACATCTGGATCTGAAGTGAAAACAAGTATTGAAGATGGGTCTGTGGTGACTGTGGCCCTTCTTGATGGAAAGTCTGCGTCAACTATATTTTGACCAGCAAGATTCATGTTCACAATATACTTCTGACTCCACGCGGTATCGCGTATGAGGTGAAGATAAAAACTCCATAGAACTGCGCTGCTCAAAGAGCCAAACGCGATTTGAGAAGCATCATATGCGTTCCAGAGTTGGCTAGTTTTCTCTGCTCTATAGATTTGAACTGGTATGAATGGAACACCGTCTTTCCCTCTATATGGATATGATTCACCTTCATGAGTTGGATGGCCCATATAGAGTTCTGAAACATCATCACCCAAAGAACCATCAGACTTGATTTCATACATTCCGAATTTTGGCTTGTTCAAGTCACGAATATCAATAACATCAACAATCCATTTGTATTCATCTTTTGAGTGATCATAGCGCAATCTATATTCTTGATAATAAACCATTTCATCAGGAGCATCAGGATGGGCTTCTGCATAGACAAAATCTGGTGTGACTATACGATAACAGATATCATTGATTCTTGATTTGACACCTTCAACATGTGGAGTAACGTCAATGCGTACACAGCATTCACGCATGGCGATTGCGTACTGTTGAACGCGCTGCATTAGCTGCCAAAAGCCTGAAAGAGTGATATACCCTTCACGGCCACAAAGAGCATTTATATCCTCTTCATGGCTTACTTTTGGAGTTTCATGATATAGCTGTGCAAGTTGTCTTGATACTTGTTCAAGAGCATTTGAACTCATATCAGCAACTCCCCATGCTTCACGTCTATCTGCTGGAAGATGACGATATAGTTCATTCTCCAACAGATCAGACCACGTCCCTTGAATCAATTTGCGACGCATGGAAGTATGCTGCCACCTTGATTCAGTTGAATCATCTGGTGCGATTGGTTTTGATGGAATTGGTTTTGTATACATGGATCACCTTACTTTTAATCTTGAATATGAAGGTTGATATTTTTTATTGACAACAGGAAGCACTGCATATCTAAGAGCATCTACCATATGCCCAAATCTATCACGCGATCTTTGATCTTGAGTTCTTTTCATTGTCCAATTTTTTATAGATGAAATCAACTGCTTGCATGATGGTTGAATGAAGAAGTCACCTCTGGCCATGATTGAATGGAGTACTGATGCACTGAAATAAACTGAATGTTTTCTTTTCTTGATTTCACGGATATAGAATGGAAGGGCCTTATGTGGAAGATTCAGAACACTTTCAAAAGCGCGCATCAATAATAGATTTGACATCTTGAATCCATTTGAACCGCGATGTGCCCCATCTCCAGTCCAGATCACTTTGTTGTATGGAATGTCATGTCTTTTCAACATGTTTAAAATACCTCTCACATGAAGCTCTGGAGTTGCTTCACCAGCACTATATTCATCCAGAACATAAACTTTTGGTTTGTATTCATCTTTGATGTCAATAGCACAAAGAACTGCACATTGTGAAGATGGTGTTGAACCGTGATCAATTCCGATCGCAAATTTGTATTCACCACCTGCTGGAGCTGGAAGGTGTGAAATCATATTATCATTGAAATGGGTAAATACGATTCCAATTGGAGCAACATGAAAACTGCCATTGACACGCGCTTCTCGGTCTATTGGAAGGAAGGAATCAATCACTGATTTGATCTGCGCTTCTGAAAGCAAGGGTTGAAGATTGATTGGAGTTGTATCTTCAACACATAACTTTCCAACAGTCACAGAAATCTTATTTGATTTCATCATCTCTTCAAGATAGTCCACATCAACACCTCCAACTGGAGTCATAGAAACAGTTAATGTTCCTCTGCTTTGATTTGCTCCAGAGCGGATTGTTCTTGCTAGACATTCGTTGAAAACGTCCATAGGAACAGGTTCATCAATGCAAATCAAATTTGCGGTTGCTGATGCCAATCCAAGGCCCTGATTGGCCGTTTTGATGCGGATAATTGATCCGTTTTTGAAGCGCACGACTGGAGAATATGCACCTCTGAATCCCTTTCCACGGACGAATTCACAATCTTCACTAAGTGAATCTTTTGGAATCATATCATAAAGCTTCTGCTGTAAGGTTCTGGACTGTTCATGTGAATGCGTAATCAACCATGCTTCGATTGGAACAGGATCTGTTTTCAATGTTGGATGCCTTCCCAGACAATGCGCTGCCAAAAGATAGCAAGTCGCTATTGATTTGCCTATTTGATTTCCTCCCAAAAGCATCTTGATTTTGGACGGATCGTCAATGAAATCCTTCTGTGGTCTTGTAGGTACAAAGTAAGAAAGCGGATCTTCTGTGGCCCTTTTCTGGAGGGTTTTGACACCTTTTAAAGCTGCTATCATGAAGTCAATCCCTCTTCCAAAACAAGTCAACACAATCTTGTTTCATGGACTGGTCTTGATATTGGTTACACCACTTTTCAATTTCAATTTTGTTATTTATATTTGAAATGCTTTCGCATTGTGCTCCAGCTGTCTGTGAATCCAATCCTCTGGTGAACTGAAGACAGACCACTTCACGACATAGACGATCCCCATTCTTTTCAATGAACTCTGGTGCACAAAGAGGTGCAGCCAAATCAAGATTGGTCAACTGCTTGATTGCTTCTTCAGTCCCTTCATGAGGATTGATGATGATTGGTTCTGGTGTTTTGTCTTTTGATACATTGTGTGCTATGGTCGCACCTCCAGCACCCACGGCCACACCAATCAACACAGCTATAGCAATTTCAATCATGTTCAATCCTTTGAAATCAATCATCAATTTCCACAATCTTATTTCTTTGTTTTATTATATCGTGTCTGATACGTTCTTGCAGAACTGGAGGAAGAGAGAGAATCGTATCAGTGATGGTTTGAATCAACTGTTGATCACTCATTTCATCCGCTTCATCAACATCAATTTCAAGTGCTTTCAGTTGAATGGTCACATTCAGAATCTGTCTTTGGAGCGCAGCATATGCTTGAAAAGAACCGACATCAAGTGCTTGCTTACTTGCTTTCATAAGTTCTTGCTGTTGATGTTTCAGAAGGTCTTTTGTAGTTGATGGAATATGCTGTTCTTTGTGCTGTTCTTTGTCTGCTGGAGGGTTCTTTATATACTGATGTCTTCTCTCAAGTAACCACGCACCAGCGCGCCAATCTTCAGAAGAAGCTTCATTGATTTTCTTTAAAGTGGAAAATGCACAATCCGCTTCTGCTTTTTTAATTGAATTGAAAAACTCTACTTTGGTTTTATCTGTTCCTTCCCTTCCATCTTTCATCCACAAATAAAAAGTTGAGGTGTCGATTCCAGCATATTGACAAGAAAGCTTATAGGTGCAACCCATCTTGATCGCTTCACAAATCTTTTCTGTGGTTGCTGTGGTCAATTTTGATTTGCGTCCAGTCTTCTTTTGATTTGATTTGGTTTTGTTTGTTTTCATTGGCCTTCCCTTTTAAAATTTGATTTGGAGCTGGAATCAAGTGTAACTTTTTTCAAAAAAATGAACCCTAACGAAAAAAGGGTGCGGTGGCCCAG